CTGTATAGTCCTAGTGAATGGATCGTGGAGAAAAATGCTTTCCAATCATTCCTTACGCAAGATGAGGGAATCCGCGCAAACTTGGCCTCTAGAGGAGTGCTACTGCGGGAACACCATACTGGAAACAACAAGTGGGACTCAGGCTTTGGTGTTGCATCAATGTCAACTTTGTTCGGCACCAAGCAACACGACGGTAAGCACCACAGAGACAACCTTATTCATTTACCTTCTGACCAAACTGAAAACATTAAAGCGCTCATTGAGCAACTAATTACTTGGTCCCCAACGACCAAGGGTAAGACCGATATGGTGATGGCGTTATGGTTCTGTGAGATCCGCGCCCGTGAAATGCTTAACCAAGGTATCCACGCAACGCACCATATGAAAAACCCCTTCCTGTCTCGTTACGAGCAGGGCAAGCGAATGGTCGTCAACATTGACGAACTGCTCGCAGAAAAAGAACGCACATTCATCTAAGGAGAAATCTTGTTATCAACTAAAGAGGTCGCAGCGAAGGTAGCACGGCTACAAACACGCTACGCCGCACGTGACCAGAGAATGCGCGATGTGCTCTCTGTACGTCAAGGTGATATCTCTAAGGTATACCCTGCGATGTTTTCAGAAGAATACCCAAAGCCTTTAGTTGCTAACTTCGTAGATGTAGCAGCACGTGACTTAGCAGAGGTAATGTCACCTCTACCATCTTTCAACTGCGCTGCTACCAATATGGTTTCAGACTCAGCACGTAAAGCTGCAGATACTCGTACCCGTATTGCTAACTACTACATCTCATCTTCTGATCTTCAAATTCAAATGTACACAGGCGCTGACTGGTTCAACACCTACGGTATGCTCCCAGCGATTGTTGAGATGGACTATGAAACCAATAATCCGAGAATACGTTTGCTTAATCCTTTTGGTACTTATCCTGAAATTGATAGATTTGGTCGTACCCTCTCAATCTCGCAGATAATTGCAACCGATGCTGAATCACTTGCGATGCAGTACCCAGAGTTCTATGACCAGATTATGCCAAAGAATGTCTATTCACCTGGCTCACCGTATGTATCTTTGATTCGCTACCACGACAAAGACCAGGACTTAATCTTTATCCCAGAGCGCAAGAACTTAGTTCTATCTAATACACCTAACCCAGTAGGCAAGTGCCTAGCAGGTGTAGCTATGCGTTCATCTATTGATGGCGAAGCACGTGGACAGTTTGATGATGTTCTATCAGTTCAACTTGCTCGTGCTCGCTTTGCAGTATTGCAGATTCAAGCAGCAGAAAAATCTATCCAAGCACCTATTGCTATCCCACAGGATGTGCAAGAGTTGGCATTGGGACCAGATGCGATTATGCGTTCTGCTAACCCACAAGGTATTCGTCGTGTTCCACTAGAACTTCCTAACGGAGTCTTTACAGAATCTGGTGTTCTAGAACGTGAACTACGTACAGGTGCTCGTTATCCTGAAACTCGTTCAGGAAACATTGACGCATCTATCGTTACAGGTCGTGGCGTACAGGCACTACAGGCTGGCTTTGATACACAGATCAAGGCAGCACAAGCACAGTTTGCTCGTTTGTTTATGGATCTTGTATCTATGTGTTTTGAAGTAGACGAGAAAATCTTTGGCAATATGACCAAGGAAATCAAGGGCGTTGATGACGGTACTCCATTCAATATGAAGTACATCCCATCAAAGCAGATTGCTGGTAACTACGGAGTAGATGTCCGTTACGGCATTATGTCTGGTATGGATCCAAACCGTGCAATCATCGCTCTACTACAAATGCGTTCAGACAAGCTCGTATCTCGTGACTATGTACGTCGTGAGATCCCAATGGAGCTTAATGTTACGCAGGAGGAACAACGTGTTGATATCGAAGAAATGCGCGATTCTTTGCGCTTGGCTGTTGCTCAGTATGCTCAGGCCATTCCAGCGCTTGCAGCGCAAGGTCAAGACCCTAGTGAGATTATCTCCCGTCTTGCACAAGTTATCCAAGGCCGTCAAAAGGGTCTTCAGTTAGAAACAGTTATCGAAAAAGCTTTTGCACCGAAAGAACAACCAGTAGCGCCAGAAATGCCTATGATGCCAGGCGCACCAGGAACTCCAGCAGCAGGTGCGGCCCCCGTACCTGCCTCGCAGCCAACTCCAGAACAAGGCGGAGCGGCCCCTGCTGCTGGTCCAGAACAACGTCCAGATATAGCAACCCTGCTAGCTTCTATAAGCGGCGCAGCATAAACGAGGGAGGTGTAAAATGAATCAAGGATCACGTGCAACAGCACCTATGTCAAAGCCTGTTGAGGGCAAGAAGGATACTTCAAAGCCAGCAGGCGGTAAGGTATTCTTCGGAATGATGCCAGCAGGTCGTAAAGGCTCAGCAGTAAAGAAGGGCTAAGTAAATTTTCATTAACGGAGGTACTGGGCGTGGACGATAACAACTCGAAAGTTCCACGCTCAGTACACTTCGCAGATTTTCTTGTAGTGTTTTCAGGTTTATTACATAATATTTTTAGTGCATTCCACGTATTTACAGAAGAGTTAATGGAGATAGCTGTTTACAACGCTAACCGAAACTCAGAAGTCAATAGAGCGTGGGAGCAATTTTCAAACGATTTAGAAAAGATAGAGGAGGATACCGATGGTAGATAGCCCATTACAAATTGGCGGTCCTGGAAAATTCTCCGTACGTGAAGACTTGCCACCATCACAAAATTATGGTGATCGTAAAGCAATGGCAGAAGATATCGCAGGTGCTCCTACTTCTACTCCGCCACCTGCTAAGGCTACGCCTGTTGCAGATATGGCACCACCAAAGCAAGAGCCACTTACACAGTTGTTTGCTCCAACGCAACGTCCTGATGAGGATGTTAGGACTGTCGCTGGTCCACCAAAGCCAGCCGAAGGTAAGTTGTCAGACACGCTTGCAGCCTTACTTCCGTTCGATCAAACTGGAGAAATTTCTGTTCTCTATCAGATGGCTTTATCTAGAGGTCAGTAGTGGGATCAACTTCCAATAACATTAGGGCCATCTCTGCTCAAGCTGGATTAACGCCAGAGCAACAAGAGCAGATCAATGGCTACATCAAGGCTGTAGACTCGCACCAGAAGTTAACATCTCTTCCATCTGACGTTGCCAAGTTAGAGTACTCAAAACTAACTCCAGAGCAACAGAAGTCTTTGAAGGATAACTTTGGTAACGTTGAGCAAAAGCGTGGATGGTTAGGCACGGCACTTCACTACACAGTTGAGCCACTGTTTACCGCAGTTGCCGCTCCTGTTAAGTTGGCGTTCAAAGGTGTTCAGGAACTTTCAGATTTATCTACACGTGCTTATCGCACAGCAGCTATCGCACTTGACCAGAATGTAAACATTGGTAAAGCGTGGACAACTGCTAATGATAAGGGCGATAAGGTATTTAGTCCGTCACGTATGGCAGAAGCAACACGCATCTTTGGTTCAGGCTATATGTCTGTTGCACAAAAGGTCGCAGAAGGTATGACCCTTGACCAGATTATTGCAACTGGTACAGAAGAAGAAAAGCAAATTGCATCAGGTGCTGCACAAAAGAAAGATCCACTTTTTCAAGATGCACTAGATGCTGCTAACGCTGCTAAGTATTCTCCAGGTCGCGCACTTGCTAACGCACTACTTCCGCAGAAGTGGGAAGGTTCAGGTGCTGCATATAGAACTATCTCTGGTCTTGGTGATGCTGCGTTCCGCGTATTTGCAGATCCAACGTTGCTACTTGGCAAAGCTAAAAAAGCATATGATGTTGGAAAGTATGCGTTAGATAATATAGTTGGCGATGCTGGCAATGTACAAAAGGCATTTGAAGTAGCAAGCGTACAGCGTTTTGACCAAGCCTATGTTGGAGCATTGAAGAAGTATTCAGTAGCTCGCAAGGCAGTCAAAGAAGGTGGCGTAGATCCACAGGCTTTAGTACAAGCAGGTATTGAACTCAAGCGCATTGCTCCTGAGTTTGGTGATGATGTAATTGAAGCTATGCTTAAAGAAGGCGTAGTCGAAGCTGGAACTATGAAAAACTTTCTTGCTAACAGCGAAGATGCACTACGCACTCTCAAAGGTCAAGCAGGTCGTCAGGTTCAATTACTACCACGTATGGACCTCGCACGTCAGACTCGTATCGCAGCATTGACTACTGGTAATAAGGTTCTTCGCTTTGACCAAGCAGGTAAGCGTGTTAGCCGCGAAGTGTTCGGTGACCAGACAACTATTGGTGGCGTTGAAGGCCAGTTAATGCGTCAAACAAAGTTTGTTGATTCACGCACAGGAGAAGCAGCAACTGCTAACACTCCTAAAGAGTTTTTAGATCAAATTGAAACAAACGTCATTGGCGAGATTGAACGTAAGACTGCCAAGCTTCGTGCAGACGGTGCATTCCGTATGCCATTGGATTATGTCCAAGATCGCATTGACCGCTTTGCATCTAAGTTCTCAAAGGTTCCGTTCTTCCGCGATAACTTCTTTGACCCTAACGCACCAGATGCTGCTGAAAAGGTCTACCAGTTATCACGCCTTGCTAATACTCGTTACAACTCACGCCTGTTTGCAGAAGCATTCAAGGCTGGAGATGAAGCACAGAAGCGTCAGATTATGATGGGTGTCTTCAATACAGTAGCTGAGATCCGTGGACTTAACAAAGTTCCTGGCGGTAAGAATATTCTTGACAAATTGGCTAACTCATCTCGCGAGCAACTATTTGCTCCGCGTATCTTGGTACGCGATGCTAAGGGCAAGCCAGTACTTAATGATGACGGAACCTACCGTTACTTTGAACCATCTAGTTTTAATGACCAGCAGTTTGCTATCTTTGATTTCCAATTAGCATCAGGTATGAGCGTTCCTAAAATCCAAGATATTGATGGAATCGTTGACCGCTATCAAATAGCAAGCAGGATTATGGCTTTTTCACATAAGCCTTGGGTTGAAGGAGTTACATCTGCTTGGTCATTCTTGACTCTTGCTGGTCCTCGCTTTGCTGTACGTAACTCTATTGAAGATCTAATGGTTCACCTTGCAGTGGGCGATTCAATCTGGGGCGTAGCAGCAGGACGACGCTTATCAACAAAGCTACGTGCTGGCCAAGGCGGGGATACACTGGGAGTTATTAACAAACTCGTTAAGCGTTCAGACCGTGCTTTGTACCAAGGTAAGATTGAAGCAGCCAAGACTGTACAAGAAGCTCGTAAGGTTATGGCAGATGCTGTTATGGCAGATAAGTACCTTGGCAAGTTAGACCCACAAGCACGTGAAATTATTGCCGAGATGGCAGAGTTCGGTGCTATTGATGAACTACTTGCAGGCGTTGCTGAAGGCGGCAAGAAGGGTATCACTGGTGCAGACCACTGGACAGATGCACTTCGTACTGTAGACAACTTTGGCACATCTCGTGAGTATAAGATTGATGGAGTTACATACGCTAAGGATAGCGGTGGAAACTACCGTGAGTATTCTCCAATCACAGCAGAAGGTAAGATTGCTTGGATAACAAGCATTGCTGCTATTGGTAATGACCCACTTGGTTCTATCGCTCTTCAGTATATGTCAGATAATCCAAGTGCTAAAAGAATTGCTATTGATAAAATCGTAGAGTTCATCAACTCTCCACAGTATGCAAGCCAAAAGGCTCGTTTCCAGCTATACCGTCCAGGTAATAACGCTGACGTACGAGTACACGCTGAGAATGTATACGCTGCAACTCGCAACCTATTTGTCAATAGCCAAGACAAAGTAAATCAGAAGTTACTAGCCAAGGTAAGTATTCGTACACCTGAAGGCGGCATTAAGATTAATACACGCGATTTAGGTATTGATGACTTGCCACAACTGGCAGAAGATGCACCACAGTTTATCTCTGGTCCAAGTATTATGCCTATCGCAGATGGTAACCCTGCTGGAAAGATCGTAGGAAAACACTGGGAATGGGTTGGCGAGATGAATGCTCGTTGGTCACGTGAGCCAATGGTTCTATCTGCTGCTATTGATATGCGCAAGCGTTGGAAAAATGGCGGTCTAGAAGAGCGTTATCTGAAGATTCTTACAGACCCTATTCGCAATAACGCTAAACTAACCGATGCTGAGAAGGCTGTCTTGATTAAAGACGCTGAAGCAAAGGGTAAGACCAAGATTATTGAACTAACACAGGACCTTGCTAAAGAGCGAGTGCTTGCATACGTTGATAACCCAGAGGTTCGCACACAGTTAGCATTCACAATGCGTAACTTTGCTCGTTACTATCGTGCAACAGAAGACTTTTATCGCCGTGTATTGCGTGGAGTTCGTTACAATCCAGAGTCAATCGCACGTGCATCACTGACATATGAAGGTGTTACACACTCTGGCTTTATCCAAAAGGACGATCAGGGTGAGGC